TGTCCCCTACACCCAGAAGGAAGCCGAAACGCTTTTCGATCACATGTTCAACCTTCGCTGCTCGTACTCCGGTCGGGCTCTCTGGCAGTTGGGCACCCCGCTCGTCAAGAAGTTCAACGCCGCATCGCTCAACAACTGCTACTTCATCAACATCGAAAAGGTTGAGGACTTTGAGTTCCTGTTCGATCACCTGATGCTTGGCGGCGGCGTCGGTTTCTCGGTGGAGCGCGCCAAGATTCACGAACTGCCGAAGGTTCGCTCAGGTGTCAGTATCAAGCATGAGCGCACTAACGATGCCGACATCATTGTCCCCGATTCGCGTCACGGATGGAGCCGACTGCTTCACTCGGTGCTCAAGTCATACTTCTACACCGGCAAGTCGTTCTCGTACTCCACCATTTTGATCCGCGAGTTCGGCGCACCGTTGAAGACGTTCGGTGGGACTGCTTCCGGCCCGGGCGCACTTATCGATGGTGTGGAAGACATCTGCAAGGTGATGGAGGCTCGCGCCGGTAAGAAGTTGCGATCCATCGATGTGCTGGACATTTGCAACATCATCGGCCGGATCGTGGTGTCCGGTTCCAGTCGTCGTTCCGCACAGATCGCGATTGGTGATCCGGACGACGTTCTGTTCCTCCGTGCCAAGAACTGGTCATCAGGCAACGTTCCTGCTTGGCGTGCGAACTCCAACAACTCTATCTACGCCGATTCGTGGGATGAAATCATGCCTGAGGTGTGGAAGGGGTATGACGGCTCGGGTGAGCCGTACGGTTTGGTGAACCGCAAGTTGGCCCGCCAGTACGGGCGTCTCGGTGACAAGATGCCGGATCCGTCAATTGAGGGTTACAACCCGTGTGCCGAGATCGCGTTGGGTGACGGCGAGTCCTGCAACCTTGCCACGATTTTCTTGCCGAACGTTGAATCGTTGAAGCAGTTCAAGGAAATTTCCCGTCTGCTGTACATGACGCAGAAGCAGATCACCCGTCTGGATTATCCGTACGAGAAGACCACGAAGATTGTGTCGAAGAATGCCCGTTTGGGGCAGTCGGTGACTGGAATCCTTCAGGCCACTGAGGAGCAAACGTCGTGGCTGTCACCCGTGTATGAGCATCTGCGTGAGGTTGATGCCGAGTATTCGGAGAAGCATGGTTTCCCGAAGTCGGTTCGTCTCACTACCGTTCAACCGTCGGGTACGTTGGCTTTGCTTCCCGGCAACACTCCGGGTATCCATCCGGCGTACGCCCGCTACTACATTCGTCGTGTCCGGTTCGGTGCCGCCGATCCGTTGGTGGACGCTTGCCGTCGCCGTGGCTATGCGGTGAAGTGGGATGTCGGTTTGGACGGGCAGGAAGATCACACCCGTTATGTCGTTGAGTTCCCCGCCGAGTCACCTGAGGGTGCGGTGCTGGCGAAGGACATGACTGCCGTGGAGCAGTTGGAGTGGGTGAAGAAGATGCAGACAGACTGGGCAGACAATGCTGTGTCGGTCACCGTCTACTACCGGAAGGAAGAACTTCCGGCGATCAAGGACTGGCTGGCTGAGAACTATACGACCGGTGTGAAGTCGGTGTCGTTCCTCCTGCACTCGGATCACAACTTCCCGTTGCCTCCGTACGAGGAGATCAGTCAGGAAGAGTACGAGAAGATGTTGGCGAAGGTTGACTTCTCTCAGCCGCTGGTTCTTGACGCTTCCGGTACGGAACTTGACCCGTCAGAGTGCGCTACTGGGGCTTGCCCAATTCGCTGATCGGAATTCGCCAAGGCGATCTTTGAGCCAGAACACGAGTTCGTTGAAGGTTCGAAGTTCCTTCTTGGAAACCTGATACCAGTTTTCGTTGATCTGTCGCACCCGGTCGAACGACGCATTTTGTGTCCAGTTCGGCTGGGTGCTGACAGGTACGACAAGCATTGCGTTGGTGTTTTGACTGACCAGCACTACGGCTAGCGGTTTCGGATCTTTTTTGTCCCAGCCGATCACGGTGTCTACGAACGCGGTTGAGTACGGGTAGGTGATCGGGTCGTTGCGAAAGTTGAGTCGCCGAGATTTGACTTCGATGCAGCCGGGCTGGTCGATGAGAACGATGTCTTGTTCGTTTTCGAACCGTTTGCGATCTGCTTCGTTTTCCGCGAACTCAAGTTCGGTGGCGTAGCAGGGGATCTGGCGTTTTTGTAGTTCTAGGGCTACGCGCTCAGCGTAGGTTTGCCCGATGGATGCTTCACGGTGGAATAGTTCGTTGCTGTAGCCGACCATGCCGACATGATTACACGAATGTAATCCCTGTGTCAACCACCCGTTGGTGTGTAGGTTTTGATGGCGAACTGCCAGTGGTGTTTTCCGACGACCGGCCAGTTGATGTCGTCTTGGGTGTCGTGCCACCATGTTTGTGACGGGTTGTTCGGGATGTCGTTGTAGTAGTCGGAGATGTCGGTGAACCCGCAGTTTTGAAGGAGTTCTTCGACTCGTTCGTGGTGACAGTTCCAGTGGTGGGTTGCTCCGTCCCACCATTCGTGCTCACGTCCGGGCTGCCAGTTCACGTCTTGGTGTTCCATAGTTGAGAGCACCATGTGCCATGGTTCTTTTCCGGCTGCCCACAGTTGGATGGTTTTGAGTACGTCTGGTCCGGTGATGAGGATGGGGGCGCCGGGTTTTGCGAGACGGCGCATGTCGGCTAGGAAGTCCGGCACTTCCTTCCAGTCGATGTGTTCGATGACATGACCAAGGTAGATGGCGTCGAATTCGTTGTCGGGGAACGGGTATGGTTCTCCTACTTCGGCGACTACATCGGGTTTGGTGTTTGCGTCCTCCCAGATGTCAACGTTGACCCATCCGTCGGCGTACCAAGTTCCGCATCCGGCGTTCAGAAATCTGTGTTGTGCTGGGTTCTTGCCGGGTCCGGGCTTACGCATCGGTATCTCTCTTTGAGGTATTTGCCGAATTCTTGGTTGCTGATGAAATGATTTGCTGACAGAAATTCGACGTTTCTTGGTTTTGCTAACTGTAGCCCGTCACGTTCCAACGGTTCGGCAAGTTTGGTTGCGGGTTTTGCGCAACACCAGCATTCTTCTTCGTTGATCCAGATGACGAGACATTCGGTGCAGCCGTACAGGGTCGCGTCTTTTGGAAGGTTCCTTGTTGTTGTGTCGTTGATGAGGTCAGCGATTGTCTTCAGGGCCGTAGTAGAGGTCAAGGTCGGTCTCCAGTGGGAAGTAGTAACCGGCGTTGCGAGCCTTTTTTGCTTTCGGCATTTCGGGTCGGTGTTCGATGCCGGTGTAATGGGCGATTAGTGCGCGGCGTTCCATGCCTTTGACGTTTGCGGTTGATCCACGATGTAGGAGCCGTCCGTTCCAGATGAGTACGTCACCTCGGCTTGGAAGGTAGTCGATGTGTGGTGTGCCGTTGTCGATCATCATTTGTTCGAACATTGGGGTGAGTAGGCGTTCACTGAATTTTGGCCAACGGTGATCGCGTTCTTCTGGGTTGAGGTGTGCCATCACTTTGCTGCGGGTCACTTGCCGCCAGCGGTGTGATCCGGGGATGTATTGGAACGGTCCGGAGTCTGGGTGGATGTCATCGAATGCGATCCAGACGGCGGCGTATGAGTCGCCTACGTGTGGCGGGTTGAGGTAGGTGTCTTGATGCCAGTCGCGTTCCGTGGAAACCCATCCGGTAAGATTTAGGTGAAGTCCGGGTGGTTCGCCGATCAGTCGTTCAATTTCGTCAACGAGCGGCTGGTACAGCAAAATGTCACGGATTTCTTTGTGACGGGTGTACGGGATGGGGTCTGGCCATCCCATCACCCTGCCAACACTTCCGTTTTCCCTGAGCCAGCATTCCTCGTAGGCTTGCATCAAGTTTTCGGGCAGGAAGTTTTTGAGGATGACGACACCCTCATCGTTCCAGTCCCACGGCCCGGGATTTGGTGCCGGATCTGTCAGATCTTCAACTGTCGGCACCCGACTGCTCCGTTTGGGACGCGGCCTTCGCGGCAAGTTCACTATTGAGGGCGGTGCGAAGCATCGAATTTTCAACGGTGAGTTTCTTCACCTTGTCGGCGAGATCGTTGATGACGGCTTCCAAATCGACGTTTGCTGAAGTCATCCTTTGATCATAGCATTGTGGGCGTCTGGAATGCCAGACACCTTGACGGGTGGGGTATTATTGGGGTTGGCGTCTCATCTCATGGAGTAAATGATGACTGTTTCTCAAACAACCCGTTTCACGTTGACGCAGTGGTCTGATGACTCTGATCCGTTTACCCGGACCCAGATGACTACTTCGCACGGGAATATTGAACTTTTGGTTGCCAAGTTTGAGTCTGGTGCGAGTCTTCCGACGCTGCCAAACACCGGGTATGAGCGGGCACTGTTCTATGACACTACTGCTTCGAAACTGTATTTTTCAAATACTGGTTCGTCGTGGGTTGAGATCGTTTCTGGTGTCACTCCAGCAACGTTGGCTGGAACGGAGACGCTAACAAACAAGACGTTGACATCGCCGGTGATTGCGACAATCTCCAACACTGGCACTCTCACGTTGCCGACTTCTACCGACACGCTTGTTGGGCGTGCGACGACTGACACGTTGACGAACAAAACGTTGTCTGGTTCGGCGGCTAACGATGTGACGTTGAAAAGCCCGTTGGAGCAGTGGACGATCAGCGCAAGTGCGCCAAGTTCGTCTCAAAACATCGATATTGTTACTTCTGCTGCACGGTATTTCACGTCGAATGCGACCACGAACTTTTCGTTGAATTTCCGTGGCAATTCGTCAACGACGTTGAACAGCATGTTGGTTACTGGCGAGTCGGTATCTGTCGCGATTGCGATTACGAATGGTGCGACACCGTATTATCCGACGGCTTTCCAGATTGATGGATCTTCGATTACTCCGAAATGGGCTGGCGGGTCATCGCCGGGTGCAGGCAACGCCAACGGCAACGACATCTACCTGTTCACGATTGTGAAGACCGGTTCGGCTGCGTTTACTGTGTGGGCGCAGCAAGTTCAGTTCGCCTGATAGGTGTCAGACCGGAACCCACATCTGTTTCTGTTCGTGCCATTCCCAGTCACCTTTTGAAGGTTTTGGTGTGGTTGGACCTTGAACAACACGGATCCATGTGACTGAATCTTCGTCCCATTCGTAATGAATTCCGTCATCCGGATAGGGGACGGGCGGCATCCATACAT